TAAATTAGGAACAATAATAGTACTAGGAGTAGTTGGAGTATTGATTGGAGGTGTTGGAATTTCATTTGTATTTAATAAAATATCTGTATTTCCTGAAGAAATAACAGTACTACCATCAGGATTAAAATCCATATAGTTACTATTTCTTCCTTGTAATCTATTTACTCCTGATTTCATGTAAATCCATTTAATGAGTTTGTATAATTTATTAGATTTAAATTAGCCATTTTATTATTTTGTATTTGATTTGGAACAGTTGGATCTAAATTCTTTTGAGAACCTGTTAATTCATTCCAAATATTTAAAGGTCCTTTAACACTATCCCAATAAACAATAGTTACAGGAGTTGCTTTATTTTGACTAGAAGCTATTGGATCAAAATTACTATATATTTCTACATATTCACCTATTTCAGGCATGTTTATACTAGTAGGAGTACTTGGAATAGCTATTTTAGTAAGATTAGGGCTGCCTAAAGAAGATTTTCCATAATTATTTTTTACAAATTCATAGTATAAATTTCCATTAGGTCCAAAACCTGTTACTCTAACTGTTGTTCTTTGATTAGTATTACCAGTAAAACCCGTAAAACCACTAGCACCAGCTACATTACCAATTGTAGTTGGAGCAGTTGTAAATCCAGCTGTATTAAATAGTTGATTATCAGGCATTGCTTATTCCTAAATCTTCTAAACTAGCAAATAAAAATTCTTTATCTTTATCAGACATCATTCCACCATTTTCTTCTTGAGCTCTTAAACTAACTGCTTCTATTTTTTGAATAATAGTAAGCATTTTAATGATAGTATCATCATTTTTAATTAATAAATCCATGTACTCTTTGATTAATGGAACCATCATTACAGCATCTCCACCATCGTTAATTAAATCTTTTAGTTGATTAATCATTGATCTAAGTTGACTGCTTTTATCATTTTTATCTTTATAAGCTTCTTCCATCAACTTAGCTATGGTTTTTCCTTTAAATATTTCTTTATTGTAATCCATATTTTTATTTTTTATATTTCCAATAAAATCCTTTTAATGGTTGGTTTGATTTTAAAGCTTTACTAAGATTATTTAAATTAATTTGATTTTTTATATCTTTTTGACTTTCCCACTCCTTAATAAAATTTCCTTTTAAATCATACTGAATTATAGGTTTTTTATTTGATTGACTTCTTTTATTAATTGAATCTAATGTATTCATTTGATTACAATTTCTATTAGAAAAATCTGTATTTGTTAATCTTTTTATATCTCTTGTTTTATAATCAGTATTTTTAACTGCTTTTTCTCTACTTATTTTGTAGTCTATTTTAGAATAATCTATATATCGTTTAGAATAATCTATTTTAAGATAATCTCTTTTTTCATATTGTTGTGGATTTCTTTTTTTACCTTTAACCCAACCTGCACCTACTCCCTTTTCAGTAGCATTATAAAACATCTGATTGTTAGCAGCATCAAAATATGATATCCAATATTCTTCTATTTCATACCTAAAGTTATCTAATCCTTCCCATAAAGTTTGTCTTATGAAATTTTTCTTACCATATTTTTTTATAGCTTTAGTTAAATTTACCCCACTACCTAAATAAGAAGATTTATTCCCATTATGAGAACCAATATACTTCTTACCATTAATTTTATTAGTAGTACAATAAACTATAGCCATATATAATAAATATGTATTGTTAAAGTTTTTGAACTACTCCATCTCTAACATAATCATTATAAAGTTTTACATATAAAATTTTCATTTTTTTAATTACTTTAGTTATAAGAGTAGTATCAGCGTCTACCATTTCTCTTATGAATATGTAAAAAGCTTTTTTATTGAATATATCTAAATTTTCTCTAGTTTTAAAAAGTTGTAATACAGCATTAGCTACTTGTTGTTCTTTTTGTTTAACATATATTCTTTCTAAGTATTCTTCATTGTATTTAATGTATACTTCAAAAAAATTGCCTAATGTGTTTTCTACAAAACTTTCAACTATTAATTCTTTTTGTATTACTTCTTCATCATTAACTATCGTTTCTGTTATGTCTTGATGGGTTTGAAGTTTTTTATAGTTATTTTGGTTGTTAAAAATAAAGTATCTTTTAGCTATTGTTCCAAAGTAACTGTATGCTTTTCCTTTATTAGGTTTAAACTTTTCTAAACGTTCAAGTAAAAATATAATAGCGTTGTGTTGTAGTTCTTCTATTGTATGGTTGTCAGTATAATAGTATTTATAAGTATGAATTAAATTTTCAGTTAACTTAAAAAAAGCATAATGAATTTTATCTTTATAAATCTTATTTCTTTGTTGAATATCTGTACAATTTACAAATTCAACAATAGCTTCTTCTGTTTCTTGAGTAAAATAGTTACGATCTTTTTTAGGTTTTCTTTTTCTAAGAGTTCCTTTTTTAGTGTAAATATTAGGATCTAAAGCAATACTCATTCTTTATATTGTTTTAAAGATTCATTGAGGTTTTTTAATTCTAACCACATTTGACCTACATAATCATTACCTCTAAATGTTTGTTCTTCGTCTATTTTATCAAAGGCATACGTAATATTATTAACAGCTTGTTTAGTTTCATTTATACGAGCAGCTTGTTTTTCAACAAGTTGTTCTAATTTATTAATTCTTTGCCAAAGATTATTAAAAATAAATCCTAATACTGTAATTACCCAAAGTAAAATAGCAATTGTTCCTGTATTCATATTATAAATTTTTTAACATATCTGCAAAAGCTGAGTTTTTGTTTCCAATTTGTCTAATAGCTTTTTCTTGAGATTTTTGTTTTGATTGAAAATTATTTACTAATGGTTTTTTAACTGGTTCTTGATATAACTTATCTAAGCTGTCTCGTTCCCATTCTATTCGTGCTGCCATTAAATCTGCTTGGTGAAGTAAGAAAATCAACGATGTACGAGGTTTAGTTTCGGCCATATATGATTTAAGATAAGGTTCGTTTGCTTGATCATATAAACCATCATGTAATTTAATTGACAAGTATTCATTTTGACTCATAGAAATTCCTTGTTCACTTAATAACCATAAACCTCTATCTGGAACCGTCATAAAACTAAGTTTAGTATTAAAAGTATACAATTCACCTAATTTTTCCTTACGCCACTGGTCTTGTGATTCAATTATTGCTTCATGATCAAAATCACCAAATTTTCCTAAGTCATGATTGATTGCACTAAATATAAGTTCTTCTGTTGTCCAAGTATCTTTAGCTCCCATTGTACGCCATACTTTATCTAATTCAACAGCACAATCTACAACTCGTAGAACGTGATCAACGTATCCCCCAGGAAAGCAGTTGTGATAGTCTTTTTTATGACTAGCAGGCATGAGACTAAATCGTTCCTCGTACTTTTGATAAAAACCTAATAATTGTTCTTTTCTGGGGGAAGAGATATGTTGATCTATAACTTGGAGAAATCGATTCCAATTTTCTAAGATTTGTTCTGGTGTTAAATTCATATTAGAACCTTCCTGATTGAATTCCGTAATCTATATTATTTTGTGGGTTTGGGAATGAAGCTGTGTTATACTGTTCTTCTTCTTGATTTAAATAAGTTCTAATTTGCTCAAACGCTTGTTTACTAACTTCAATTTGTTTTTCTAAAAACGCTCTTTCACCTTCTGAAAGTGATGTATTACGAATAAATTGAATAAAACTTTGTTGTACTGCTTCAATTTGACCTAAAGTTAATTGTACGTGTCTTTTGTTTCTCATGATAAGTGTGGGGTTAATTGTTTATATATTGTTAATTTGGGGTTTAAATTTGAAATTAATTTACTGTGTCTAATAGGACTATCTGTATGTAAAACTTTAGTTTCTGGGTAGTTGATAAATATTACTGGGTAGCTATTACTTTGAAGAATACCTTCAATTTCATCTGCTATTAGTTCATGTTTACTGTCCATACAATCGAAACTTTCATAACTCCATCCATCAATCATCAATTCAGATTCTAAGGATTTACATACTTTACACCCATGTAATTTAAATACAATAATTTGAGGTTCAAATTCAGTTCCGTTGTCTTTTTGGTACTTTTGAACTTTTTCTATCAGTTTTTCTACCATACCTTTTATTATAACATAATGAATTGTAAAGGCCAAACTTAGGTTTATTTTTCTCCCCCCGCCCCATATCTTAGGAAAACAAACTAATTAATAAAAACTAAGCATAAAGTATTTGATTTAAGGAAAATCATACCATTTAGAGCCGACCGTTGGTATTCTGTATGTAGTTTTAGACGTACTAGTCTGTGTTTCCACAAACATATTATTAATAAAAATATTCTTAAAATCCAAATTATAGACCGGCTAGTCTTTGAAGTCTTTCAAGTAAAGCATTATCTGCGTCATCTGCTGTTTTATCTTGACGCATTTGTTTAAACATACCTTTTAATTGATTTAACTGTTGACTAGTAACATTATTGTTAATAACATTAGTCATTAACTGAATAAATTCTTTATTTTCTAATTTATAGATGTCTTGTAAGAAATCATCTCGCTCTTCAGGTGTAACGTTAACTTCTAACTTATTGATTAAATCTTGTAAGTTTTTAGCAATTAATTGACCGTAAGCGATATCTTCAGGTTCATTAGCAATTTTATCAGTAAATTTAACTACTTTTTCACCTCTTTCTAAGTCACTAAATCCAAATAAACCAATAATTTCATACATTCCTTTTACAATTTCTAATATAAGAACAGGGAAAACAATAGCTCTTGCTTTAATAATCCATTTTTCTTTTTCAAAATCATAAAACACTGACTCAGCCCCAGTAGCACTATCTGATAAGTCATTGCCTTCTATATTCATTCCACCCATTCTTACCACCATAAAATCAATCATGTCAAGAGCAGCTTGCATTAAATCTCTATACTTATCACTAGTTCCTTCTCCACCAATAATATCAATATACTCTTGTTGAATGTAATGAGCCGATTTACTAAATGTAGAAGCACCTTGTGTAACAGCATTGATTAATCTTCTTTTCTTTAAATCTTCAGCAATGTCATCCATCATTTCTTGTTCTTCTTCTACACTTAATTCTTCAATGTCTTCTTCTTGTGGTGAATTTGGTTGTAAAGCTTCTTTAACTTGAGCTTGAGGAACTATTTTTGCATCGATTTCAATTACATCTTCATTTGATTTTAAGTAAGGATATGCTTCGTATATAATATCGTAGGCTAATTGTTCAAGTAAATCTTGATTTCCTTGTTCTAATTGCATTACTTGTTGAGCTAACTGCATCAAATTACCCATAATTTGCATTGGGTTTTTACCTTGCATTCTTTGACTTACACTTCCTTTTAATTTACCTAATGTTTCTGGGTCAAAAATTTTATCGTAGTCAGCTTCACTTAATTTATTAAAAGCAGCCATATATCTATCTACAATTTGTTTCATAACTCCACTTTCTTCTCCCATTAAAGTTTTAGCTTTTGGAGCTGGAGTAGGTGAAGTACTAGGATCAGGTGTACTTCTTCTACGTGGAGTAGGTTTAGTAGGTGTATCTGTGTCAGGCTTAGTAATAGGTTTAGTAGGAGCTGGAGCAGTTTGTGGTTCCTCTAACAATAAAGATTTTAACTTGATCATATATTATAAATATGTTATTCTTCTACAAGTAATAATTCATTTACAGGTTTTAGTGTTTCTAAGAAATTATTAACTAGTTCTTCACTACTAAAATCACTGTCAAATTTATTTTTATCATAAATCCAATTTAAATCAAGAGAAATATTAAAAACTGGAATATCTACCATAAATTTAATTCTTGGTTGATCTTGAGTATTATCATCTAAAATTTCAAAATCTTTTAAAAACCCAATAAAAACTCTATGATCTTTAAAGTCAGCTTCTAAAACATAACTAACATCAGTTACAATTAGTATTCTTTTATTTTTTAATGAATTTAATTTTTCAAAAAATACTTCTAAATTAGTTTCTTTATAAAGTTCTAAACCTATATTTTTCCAACTATAATTACGAATTTCTTTTTCTAAAATTTCATCTGTTTTAACGTCTTGTTCTACTTTAACTTCATTATTTTCTTCAAGTAATTCTTCTTGTTTTTTTATAAAGTTAACAAATTTATTTTCTTTAGGAACGGTAAGTCCTTTAATTATGTTTGTATTTCTTAAGTGTTCTAATTCTTCACCTTCATCCCATTCGTCTTCAACTAAATCAGCTTCTAACCATTCTACATCTTCATTTGTTAATTCATGTTGAATAGTAGAAGATTCAAGTGGAAGTTTTAGATTTTTTTCTTCAATTTGAAAAAAGTTTGTTTTATTTCCTTGATAAGGTGAAATATAACCTAACAATAAAAATCCTAATAATAGTAAACTTAAAGATATTAATATAATAATCCACATAACATTTATAATAAATATTATTTAGAAGATATTTCTATGTCAAAACCAGGTTTTAATTTAGCTTTAACAATTCCTTTACGGGTATTCATAAATCTATTAAATTGAGGTTCAAAACCCTCTCCACGATTTATGTATTTTTTTACTTCTATTTCTCCATCACTAGTTATATTACCAATTTCATATTTAACATTAGGATTGTCAAAAGTTGAATTAGTATTGTCAAGAAAATCACCTGTATTTAAATAAATAACGTCCCATTTTTTAGGGGCTTTTACAGTAAATTCATCATCTGTCTCCTTTAAGGTAGAAACCGCTCTAATTCTAAAATAAGTTCTATCCATATCTATATTTTCAGCAGTTGACCATTCAAAATCTTCTTCTACTTCAAAAATACTATCATCAAAATCAAATATTTCAACTAAATCATAGTCCCATCCAATTGAATACCACCACTTTGTTAAATTTTCATTAGTAGGATTTCCAGTAAATGGTTTCCAATCCGAATAAGAATACTGTTCTAAGTCATTTATATTAATTATTCCTCCGCCATCTCGTTCTACAGCAGCTTCTTTTCCGTTTTCATCTTCATACCAATAAGTATCTTGAAACATAATTTCAACATCACCATCATATTCCCACCAACCTTCAGGTGCACTTACATTAAATTCATCTTGTTCATTTAATGTTCCTTTTTCAGGATAATCAACATAAGCATTTAACCTAGGACCATATTCTTTATTAAAAAACTTAATAGCAAAAGTATACCATACTCTACTTTTAACATTTTTTAGTACAACTACATTATTGTCATAAAGATGATAATCAAAGTACTTATTGTTTTCATCATTAGGACCTATATAATCAATTTTACAAGTATGAGATCTTTCTTTTTCAGGAATGTCTTCTTCATTGTAGTAAACTTGATTAGTGTGTATATTGATGTAGTCTCCTAATTCAAGTGTTTTTACATTCCACTTTTTAGGAGCACCAACAGTAAATTCGTCTTCTTCTTCAAATATAACGTTACTTTTAATTATTTTATATTCAGGTTTTAAGTGATTTTGAACATCATTTAAATCAACTATTATACTACTTTTTTCATTATTTCGTAGAAATTTAAAACCATAGGGTCTCATATGAACTTCCCACCATTCATTTCCATCAATAATACCTCGTTTTTCTATTTTATTAATAATAAGACTTGTTTTAATTCTTTTTTTACTCCACATGTCAGGAGTAATAACATCATTTACGCCTAATTGAGTAATATTCCATTCCTCAGG